AGTGGCCAGAAACCTTAGAGAATGATTGGAATGTGTTATGTGAACCTGAGGATATTGTTAGATGTGTAATTAGACCAAGACCTAAGGTATATGTAGTTAACTTATTTGGGAGTGGAAGTGCATCGAATAACATTGTTGAAGCTTTGGAGACTTGGTATGGTACAGACAAATCCACTAACTGAGGCTAAACTTAGACAGATTACTAAGGGGAAGTATAGGATGACCCCAAATGAGGAGAGAGCTTATAAGAGAATCTATGGAGTTGAAAATGAGAGAAAAGCTGTTAAGGGATAGGTATTTGCAACCTGGTGAGAATTGTGAACAAGACATGTATCATAGAGTAGCTAAGTTTATATCACAAGGAGATGATAAGTATGAAGATGAACTCTTCAGGGCAATGGACCAAGGGTATTGGCTCCCAAACACTCCCACTTTGGTTAACGCTGGAACCAATTCAGGTGGAGGACTTTCCGCCTGTTACGTCCTCCCGATTGAGGACAGTCTGGATGGAATCTACAAGACTGTGTGGGATGCAGCAAAGGTCCATAAGGCCTTTGGAGGAACTGGATTCAATTTCAGCCACATCCGAGGGAAGGGATTTCCTATTAAGTCAACTGGTGGAAAGGCCTGCGGACCTATCAAAGTCATGGAGCTCCTCAACATGTCAGCTGGAGTGGTCTCCCAGGGAGGTAAGCGAGAGGGAGCCAACATGGGGATTCTTAATTCAGATCACCCTGACATACATGAGTTTATTCGGTGTAAAGATACAGACGACACTCTTACCCATTTCAACATTAGTGTTGGACTCTATGATAGAGACCTCACAGACAACCCAGGTCTTATTTCCGAGATTGCAGAGCATGCATGGAGAACAGGAGATCCAGGTGTTGTGTTCCTTGATAGGTTATCAGATTCCAACTTACGACCCGACATCGGACCAATAGACTGCACTAATCCATGTGGGGAGATTGCTCTCCGGGCATATGAGTCATGTAACTTAGCATCAATTAACCTAAGTAAGTTAGTAGGCGATGGTGGATTCAAATATGGTCTGTTTGATGATTACATTGAACTATCCGTAAGAGCTCTAAATGATATTATTGACCTAAATACTTATCCAATCCCTGAGATTGAGAAAGCTACTAAGTTAACTAGAAAGATCGGGTCAGGTATAATGGGGTGGGCTGATGCTTTAGTAATGCTTGGGATCAGTTATCAATCTGAGGAAGCTATTAACTTGATACACCATATTGGTAAACAGTATATTGAATCAGCTAAAAGCTTTGCTGAACTACACCACAATGAAACAGTACTAACAATAGCACCAACTGGAACATTAAGTTATCTAGCTGGATGTTCTTGGGGGATTGAACCTATATATGATTGGGAGTACACTAGGGAGTCGGAGTCTGGTATCGATGTAGTGAAATCTAATTTACTAAAGAAAGCATTACATGATAGGATTGCAGATGAATCACTATCTAAGAACATATCATATGAGTGGCAGATTAAACATCAAGCTACTTGGCAGAAGTATGTTGATAACTCAATTTCTAAGACTATTAACTTCCAGGCTTCAGCTACTGTCAAGGATGTCGAAGATGCCATCAGACTGGCTTGGAAGTCAGGTTGTAAGGGTATTACGGTGTATAGAGATGGATCCAAACAGAAGCAGGTTATAACTTCTAAGACTCAATCAGAGATTAAAGGTGCTGAGAATGTATCAGAAGTTGTGTCACATAGAAAGAAGTTCCCAACTGGATGTGGAAACATTAGGGTAGACTGTGCGGAGCTTCCACAATGTCCAAATGTTCCTTATGAGGTGATTGTATTAACTAGTGGTGGGTGTAAAGCTAACAATGCCTTTACGGGTAAGTTGATATCTAAGTACATACATGATCCTAGGTTGGAAGGTAAGGAGATCGACACTATTAAGAGGATCTGTGAAACTGCACATACCATTACTTGTGATACTGCAATCCTCAATAAGAAGTCTGCTGGGAAGTCTTGTGCTGACATCATTGCAAAGTATATGGAGCAGAGATGGTTACACAGAACAATCGATCAACAGATATGTCCTCAATGTGGGGCTATATTGACCTTTGGGAAAGGGTGTAGGAATGGGACTTGTGTGCAATGTAATTGGAGTGGCTGTCAATGATTGAATCTTACAGCGACGGAGCAGGAAAGAACTCTTCAGGCAAAGGTGCAGCATCCTTTTTAATAGTAAAGGATAAAACTATTATCCATCAGGAAGCTATGCTCCTGAAAGGTAAGACTAACAATGAAGCGGAGTATATTGCTTTACATGCAGCTATCGATTATTTATGTAAGGAGGGTTATGATAGGTTCACTTGTTATGTAGACTCTGAGTTGGTTTGTAAGCAACTAACTGGAGAGTATAAGATCAATGTGCCTGAGTTGATGGTATGGAATAAGAAGATTAAGAATCTATGCATAGATAGGTTCATAGCTATTAAGTGGGTTCCTAGGGACAATCTTTACATCAAACAGGCTGATGGGATGAATACTAAGCTTATTCGATACCATGAATGACATAGTAGAGTATATCGCAAATGTTAGGTACCTGATGAATGAGGCAATTGCTCAGGTTGATAATGTTCACCAGCTCACATCACAATCGGAACTGGACCTAGAGACTGTATTGTTGAATGTTAATGATGTTGTGGCCCAGATGCACATAGTTCAGAGGGAGCTTAGTGATTTGTCTACATCATTAAATGAACACTTAAGGGAGGAAGAAAATGTATGCAGAGGAATTGATAACACTGATTCGACAGAGAACAGCCTATAGAGGAGCTAGTACGAATGATTCAGCAGCCTGGAGATCTGCTGTTAATATGTGCTGTGAGGTAATTGATGAACTAATGCCACACGAACCAAAGGTTACTGTAGAACACCCAACATCGTATGTTGCTGGGACTACACCTGAGACACCTATCAAGAAGTTTGGGAAGAAGAAAGAGGAGTAGATGATGGGTGAAAAGGTATATGAATATTTTTGTAGGGAGTATACGTGTGAACATACTTGGACGGACACTAAGAAGGGTAGACCTGATCAGACGTTCTGCCCAAAGTGTGGTAGTTGGAAGATTACAATGAGGGACAGATAATTATGGTTGTTATTAAGACGGAAGCTGCATTTGAGGCAGCACATAGGCAACTTGGGGACCCAGGGAAGTGTGGGTCACTGCATGGTCATAATTGGGTTGTGGAATTTGTTCTTGGGGGAATAGTAACCAACAATTTAGGTTACCTAATAGACTTTAAGGACCTAAAGGAGATGGTGGATAGATTTGACCATAGGGTGTTGTTAATTGAGGATGATCCATTAGCTGCAATTCTGGAGAGTAACGAGCAGCGGGTTTATAGGTTACCGGTTAATCCAACTTGTGAAAATATAGCTAAGGTACTTCTTGGTGAAGTATATGCTAGGACTTATAATACCCAAGTTGATTTTATTTCTATAACCGTATGGGAGAATGATAAGTCGATGGCCACTGAACAATGGTCTAAGGAGAAGGAGATTTAATGAAGGTTAATGAATACTTTGTGTCCATCCAGGGAGAGGGACCTGAGAGTGGGAGACGTGCCCTGTTTATTAGGTTCTCTGGATGTAACTTAAGTTGTCAGTGGTGTGACTCCAAGTATGCTTTACATACATATCTAGATGTGACATTAGAGGACCTACTTACATTGATATATAGATCTAAGTGTCATTATATTGTACTGACAGGTGGGGAGCCTACATTACAGATTAATCTCTCTAGTTTACTTGACCGATTAGAACATGATCACTTCCAGGTTGATATCGAGACAAATGGCACTTACTTACCTGATAAGTGTCGTGATGGTGTTAGGTATATAGTATCACCAAAGGACTTTAGTGTTGTGCATAACTGGTTAGCATTTGAACATAATACTTCAGTTCACTTTGTATTTAAGTTTGTAATAGATATTGATACTATGAATGAAACGTTTGACCTAGTCCAGAAATATTGTAATGCACCAGCTTGGTTTATGCCACTAACTACTAACATTAAGGGAAAGCCTGATTGTATGATTGATGAGATGGTTACAACAGGTAGAATTGTACAATCTGAAATGATTAAACGGGGTATCGATGGGTACCTTTGTACTAGGTTACAAAACTTATATAGGGTGAGATAATGGATAGTTGCGTACGAACTTTGCCGGACTATGCCCTACAACAAGACGGCTCGGGCTTAGCATTAGAGAAGGTGGGAATTAAAGGGTTCAAACAATACCAAAGAGACTTCAGTGGGAGAAGAGTGTTGACTGCTCAATCTGTTTATGTTGACACCCCACCAGGTACCAATGGGATACATATGTCAAGGTTGGTAAGTGCCCTCCAGGATTGTGCGGATGGGTTCATTGGGATGAACACCAACCTGTTGGAACGGATTGTTGAATCACACACTAGGGATCAATTTGTCCCTACAGCCTTCTGGGAGTGCAATTGGGAAAGTGCACATGAGATGGATAATGAACAACAACTGTTCATTAAGTGTATGTTAGAGGGGGTCATGACTACTGAGACGGAAGATTGGTATTTAACTATGAAAGTACCTTATGCTTCGGTCTGTCCTTGTGCTGCCCAGATGTGCGAGTCCATTGATGATGGAGTTCCACATATGCAGAGAGCGGAGGCCCAGATTACTGGATTATTAGACCCAGATGAAGACCTTGATGAACTACTGACAACTATGGTTGCTAGGGTTATTGATGTGGTTGACATTGTACCTATTCCACTTATGAAGAGACCCACTGAGTTGGATTGGTGTCAGAGAGCTGGAGACACTAAGTTGTTTGTTGAGGATGCGTCCAAGGTTATTGGAAAAGTGATCGATGGGTTCATGGAAGACTGGGTGGTAATATGTACACACCAAGAGTCCATTCATCAACATGATGTGGTGTCAGTATGTCGAAAAGGGAAGAAGCTAGTGTGATATGTCCGGAAGCCTTTGAAGAGGAGGATGGATATTACAAGTGTCCATATTTAGATTGTACTAGGTTGTGGGATGATACAGTATACTGTCCGGTGATATAGTTGACGATCATCGTAGATACAAGGGAACCTAGTAAATATATTAAATTCTTGCGCAAGACCTTCCCAGAACTGACCTTTGAGAACTATGCACTTCCCGAGGGAGACTACCAGTCTAATAAGTGTATTGTAGAGAGGAAACAAATTGCAGACTTATATGGATCTATCATCGGCCCTTCTCGCCGTATCCACAACCAGGTAGAGAGGATATCCTGCCATGAGGATAAAGTACAAGTCTTGTTAGTAACTGGGAGTGTTGGGGACTTTGTAATTAAGATGAAGGAGATTGGAGTTAAGGTTGATTCCAACATTCTATTTGGAGAGATTGCTTCCATAGCCTGTCGGTATGGTATCCAACCACTGTGGATAGAAGATGAGTGGTCAGCTATGATTACCATGATTAAGTTTATGATAAAGATTGATGAGGGTAAACACATGGTACCAGTTAGGAGGGA